GCCGATTAATTCTCGCTCACCAAATGAGCCAAATGGAGTAGCCCCAGGAACATATCCCCGCGCTATATCGTTCTGTATTGAATCAACCGGCAGTCGATCAAGTCTAGTGACCAACTGGTGTGACGTATCGCTACGCGCCGAAGTTGAAAGCCTTATACCTTGTGCTGACATAATTTGTCCTGTTGAAAGAGATTGGGGCGACCGAAGCCGCCCCGTTCGTCTTAGCCCAACAGCAACGCGGTATGTTCTGGCTTGATGTTCTTAACACCCCAAGCCAAACCAACCTCGTAACGCACCTTGCGGTAGCCCTTGTACATCGCAAATTCCATGCTCAAGCCTGAACGCGGATCAGTGATGACAATAACGTCTTCGGCCATGTCGCCTTCTTCTGGGCGAGCTGGTGAACGAGCGGCAAGCACAAGTGCAGACCGATTGAACGCCATGTTACGAGCAGAAGCAGCAGCGATAGTCACAGCCTTAGCAGAAGCAGGTAATGCCTGACGCAAGCCAGGAGCCGCAATTACTACGTTGCCAGGAGCAGCAACACCAGTTGTCACGACATACTTGTTGGTGTCACCAGCGAAGCTGATAACGTCGCCAGCCAGAACAGTACCTGAACCAGTGATCAGAGCAATGGTAGTTGCACCAACCGCAAAGCCAGCAGCACTTGATGTGTAGTTAGTGCCAGTACCAGCAGCAGCAGTTTGAACCTGAGCAGATTCACGCAGTGGCATACCAGCAAGATCGAGCAGAACGCCTTGACGCAGCATTGAGTCAGTACCGGCAGCGTTAACAGCCGATTGCTTACCAATGAAGTTCGCGCCAGCAGAAGTGTTGATTACTAACTGGTTGTCGCTGATTGGTGAGCCGTTGTCCTTCAGGATTTTCATCACGTTGGAAGCGTCGGTATAGTCATTAGCGGTGCCGAATGGCGTAGTGCCAGCGGTGCCGTATGCTCGCGAGAACGTAGACTGCAAGCCAGCAAGGTCAAACTCGACTTCGTTGACGATTGCACGGATAGCCTGAGCGATCTTGTTTGCTCGGGTTCCCATGTAACCTGGGCCAGTGTTCAACTTCTTCTGGTCGTCGCCAATGAAACCAAACTCAGCGGCTCGGCTCTTGGTGATCTGGATGATCGTTGAGCCAGAAGTTTGACCAGTAGGCTCGGGAACGGTCATAGATGGGGTGATGTCAGACACGTTGCCAGCAGGCTCTACGTCAACAACGATGTTCTGGTTGATACCGGCTCGGTCAGAACTTGCGTTCATCGTTACAGCAGGGATCAGGCCCGTTAATTCACGGGACACGATGTCGAGTGCCTCATAAATATCGGGAACAATTGCACTAATAGTATTTTCGGCCATGATTTTTTACCTTATCAATTATCGGTTAGTTTGCCGCCAGATTTCACGAATGACATCCGGCTTGCTGGGTCTAGTGCCTCAAATTCAGCACGGGATTTAACTTTTGCAGCACCGCCGCTATTTGAGCCACCAGAGGCACCGCCACCTGATGATTGATTGCCCTTCAACAATGACGAATATCTCGCATCGTTTTTGAACTCGGCTTTGAGGTCGTCCAGAGTGGACACCGTAAGATCGCCTGAAGAGTCCGTGACTTTAACACCGTCATCATGATACTTCAAACGTCTAGAAATGAACTCACTGAGCAACTCTGCGTTGGCACCATCGGCTAATTCCGTTGCAACCTTCATCGCAGCATTGTTTCGCTTTTCGTTCGCTACGTTGGCCCTCATTGACTCTAACTCTTTCACCGTTGCCTGATAGCGTTCTTCAGATGATCGGTGCAGTTGTTCAAAGTCCCCTTTCTCTCGCGCTATTCGTTCGCGCTCGACTTGTGATTGCTCTTCAATCTCCCGTTTTGCTGATTTAGCCTTTTTGGCCTCGGTCAGCAATTCGTCCATCTTGGCTTTCATTGCTGCGTTTTCAGACATCAATGCTTCAAGATCGACAGTAGGCGCAATCGGTGTTTCTTCTTGTATTTCTTGTTGCTCGCTCATCTCATTCTCCTTGGTCACAAACCAACACCCACTGGGCGCATCATATATCGGACAACACAAGTGGTCTCATGCCTTCCAATTCTCTCAACGTGTAAACCCGACCCGTCGGATCAACAAATTTGTCTAATGTAAGAGCTCCAGACCTGAACAGCCTTGACCGCTCAATACCTAACGCCTCATCAATAAATTCTCGGTTCTGATTTCTTAGCCATCCGCTATACGTTGTCTTTGTCGATACCTGTTCCGGCCCTTCAGAGCCAAGCGATGGTCTGGTCGCTTTGGTATCAAGACCTAGATCAAATTCTGGCCTAATCTTAGGCACAGTTGTTGACCTGCAACCAAAATGCGCTGGCGGCATCGGGCCTTCATCAACGTTGTAAAATTGACCGTCTCGACTCATGCAAACGAACGTCGTCCTGCCGTCCAATGTGCTTACCCATTCATATCGGTCTATATATTTGCTGTTTTGCTTGTATGTTTCTTTTCTTGTTACGCTGCTAACATGATTGATGATCGTGCTGGTCAATGAAGCGACTTGGCGCTTAATCAGAGTACTTACCAGATTGTTAACATCCCTGCTGATCACTTGAGTAGTGTTGCCAAGTGTTACCCCATCAGATATCGCCTGAGTTATCTGAGCGATCTTGCTGACCCCCAACTTGGTCAATGATTCGCTTATTGTCGGGGCAATACCTCTTACAACTGCCATCGGTGTAGACTGAACGGCAGTCAATAAAGCGGCTTCTGTGGGCAATGTCAGGGCAATAGTCGATGCTTTGTTGATCATCTCGACGCTAAACCTTGCCTCGCTTTGAGCCAGGTCGATAACGTCCATCAGAATCAGTGACTTGATATCCTGAAACCCGATTTGACTTAAGGCGGTTATATCCCTTAAAACGTCCGCCAATCGCTGCGCTTGGAAGTTTGTCGGCTCTTGCGCCAATCTGGCATTGATCTTCCGACGTAGTTGATTCAGCATCTTGACTGCTTCTTTAGACCTGCCAGCGCCGTAGCGTTGCAAGAATATCTGATGCCTAGTCGCTGCATCAATCAGATACTGGTTGCTGCTCACTTAGATCATGCTCAGTATGTCGGTTGACTCAACGTCGCCATCAAGCACTTGGTTGGTTCGCTCTGAGTCGATCAGGTTGGCTTTACGCATCAAGTCCCTGACATCATCCTTGGCTATTACGCCACGATCCATCAGTTGAATCTGAGCCATCAGTAATTGTGGGTCAATTGTTGCGTCATAGAACTCTTTGTTGACCTGAATCACTGGCTCGACAGTGCCGCCCATGAAGTCCATCGCCCAGTACAGGCATTTATAGAACCCCTCCTCAATGTTGATGATGATCGAACCAAGTTTGCTGTTCTGACCGCTGAACCTGATCTTTGCCGCTTCTGCTGTCTCGTTGCCGCCCTGATCCTGAATGATTCGAGCGCCAATCTTGACCATCTGCATTTCTTTGATTTCCATACCTTTAAGTGGCATTTGGTTCTCGCCAGCTTGTAATAGCATAGCGTTGCCGCCTTCTGGGAGCATGATGCCTGATCGCGAACCCATTGAAATACCCGCGCTCATGTTCTGCTCAACCCATGATTGAGTCAGACCGACGAATACCGGAGTCGGTTGACCAACGAGAAAACTGGATTCCTCATAGTCTGCCGAATTGCGGTAATGGCTGACGTTAAGCTCGGCAATGTCATACAGCGGGGCTTTGTCTACTGATTCATCGTTGTTGACTGACCCAACGAACACAAACGGGATTTCGTCCCATAGTGAGCCGTCCATCTTGCGCGGATAGATATTGTATTCAGCGCCCTCATACTCATCATCATCATCTGAGTTTTGGCTTGTGCCAAACATGATCAGTTCATTGTTCTCATCGTACAAATTCTGAACGTAGATGCCGTCATCCATTCTCAGCACTCTATGATAAATGCACTCAGTTGCCTCAAACCCGTCGTCGCTATACTTCATTGTCGGTTCGCGCAGCACTACCAATGACAGACGTTTAACGCCTCCAATGTTTTCTGTACGCCAGTTTATGATTGATTCGGCAGGATAGGGCAGGATTGTCGCTCTAAGCTCTAACGCCCTAACCTCGGCGTCTGTGAGGCCCATTTGGGCTGATGGGTAATCAACCAGCAAGCCATATCGTCCGACCATCAAAGTCTCGCCAGCAGCATCCTTAATCATTTGCTCTATTGACAGGCCGTCGCCATTAGCATCATCCAGCATGTATTGAATATTCGTGTCCAGTTCGATTGTGCTGGGCCGCCTAAACACCATGCCAAGCATCCCTTCTTTAGTGTGGCCCGTAAAGTTGACATAGCTGGCTCGCTCGACGTAGGCGCGATACCTGAGCTTATTGTCTGCGCTCCCATCATTGGCATTCGGTGGTGGCAAATAGGCTGTACCGGCAAGACCGCCAAGCATTCCCTCGGCACCCTTGGCCCTCGACTTGATCGCTGATGATCCTTCATCGCAGTCACGGACTAACTTCCATTTGTTGACGTTCCTTGAATATTCGGCGCATGGCGTATCGACTGGCATAGTTATCTCACAAATCTGATGCGTAGATCGGCCACCGGCTTCACAACGGGCATTTCATAGGCGATGGGGTAGGTTCCCGCATCGGGAAGGTGGTCAAGGTTGCTCTTTTTGTCTGGCGATCCATTGGCATCATAGGCCAGTTGCTCCATGCAACGCGCATATTCAGGACATGCCTGATCGTTGATTTTAACGCGCCCTTTCTCGAATGCGACGTTAGTTGCGACAACTCGATCTTTGACCAGTGGATTGGATCGGTTGGCGTATATAACAAATCCTGCTGATTCTAGCAAGGAAATGTCAGATATTGAAGCATCGACTGATTTACGACTTCGGCCTGATGCGTCAGGGTAAATTCTGATGGAGTGATTAGGGTATTTTTCTTGTATCACTCTTATCATGTTTGGCGTGTCATATATGCCCTTGAACTCATCGACAGCATGCCAGACTGTTCCACGGGAAACATATACAACCGCGCTCATATTGGTCACGTTAAAGTCCATGCCTATGTTAAGCAACTCGCCATCGTTGACAGTCTCAGAGCTGCGACAAGCTATCCGATCATAAGAACTATAGACCGTCCCGCTTTGCAGGTTGACGAACTGACCTTCAAGGTATGCTGCCAGCAGGTTAGACGGGTATATGTCTGTAAGCGATTGAATGTAGCCTTCAGGCAAATGCGGGTTGCTTTTAGTTGGCGCTTGAATGATCTGATAACCAGGCTTCGGGTCTTTCTTCCACGTTTCGTAGACAAATTTAAATCCTTCTGGCGTCGTTGTAACTCCGACTGAATTGGCGCTGCCGTTTGCCTTCTTCTGACGATTTCGAGCAATAATCTGTCGCCAAGCGTATGCCGCATCAGCAGGCTTCATTGTGTCCAGTTCGTCAACGTCAGCATCTGCGTGTTCGTAGCCAATAATTCTGTGAGGCGCATCCATTGATCTGAAGTATATTTTGCCCTTGCCGCCGACCTCAATGTAGTTCAATGGCGACTTATACAACCGATATGGAATGCCCATTTCCTCCAACGCCTGCTCAAACCTTGGGAAAGCAATCATTCTAATCAGGTCATAGGTTGGAGCGTAAAAACCTCGATCACACTCAGGGTTCATCAATTTGCCGATAATACTGCGCTTGATTGCCGCTTCAGTCTTGCCTGCGCCGAAGCCTGCTACCAATGCAGGGTATCTAGCTTGACTCATGATGTACTCAAATTGAGGGCTTGTAGGCGCTATATCAGCCATTTGGGTTGATTATGTTGATACTGATAGGCTTGTTGTCCGTTGTAATATCTTGATGATCGCGTTGACCAAGCAATTGCTTGCCCAGCCAGATTGCCATCGTTGCCGAGTTTTGTTCGTCCATGATCTGCATTTGTTTGCGCCTTACCGACAATCTGCCCAGACCTCTGCCTTGATCAATTGCTTGTTGAAAATCAATTTCATCTGCGTATCGACGTTCTATGGTCTTTTTATCGCACCCAAAGAACGCTGCAATTTCTTCCATCGTACAATTCAAACGGCACAACCGCTTCAATTCTTCAACGTCAATTTCTATTCTTGGCCTACCCACAGGGTTAGTCATTGAAATCTCTTTTATATAGCGACAAAATTATGTTTATCCAATAAATTCAAACGATGCGGTTAACCTTGCGTCTGATGTAGTGCCTTTCAATATTCCGGTTTTTGCGGTGTTTTGCAATCTAGACGGTTTTCTAACCATCATCCAATTTTTGGATGCTGATAATCCGTGAATAAATGATGGAGCAGAAGTGACCAATCTAATCCTCATTCCTGAATTTTTGTAGTCTTTTGCCAATTCTGACATAAATTTGCCGCCCACTCCTATACCTTGATAATCTGGTTTTACAACTATCCTGTGAACTCTTTTGCAATTTTTCAATGTTGGGTGCGGAAAATGCAAAAAACTACACCAAGCAACAGGCTCTCCATTGATTTCTGCTATATATTTATGAGCTGATTTGTTGTGAGCCGCATCTAAATAGTGAAACTCTTTAAATAACTCCCATTCGCTTTGTTGCGCCTTTCTGATGTCAATTTTGATTTCTGGTCGCCGAAGTAACCTCCGATAAAATTGTTTTTCATTTGCATCATACACCCAATCAGGTTCAAGCCATTCTTCAATATCGTAATGGCAACTTACCGCAATGAATTGCTTGTTTTCTTTTCTGATGTATTTTTGTATGGCGGCACTACCTATCTGAGCCACTTGTCTGTCAACCACAGAGGTAAATTCATCGTAAATAATTGGCTCATTTGTTTCTAATATCAATCTGGCCAACTCTGCTCGCATTTTTTGCCCGTTTGATAATACGGCAAATGGTTTTAACCAATCGGGAGGTGATGAAAAGCCAACTTTATTTAATGCGTCTGTAATTTGAATAGCTGACAAATTTTCAGCAAAATCATCTATTACTGCTTTTGCGCTCCATTCAAATTTATCAAATAATTTAAAATCTTTGAATACTTCTTTGGCTATTGTTGTTTTTCCTGATCCTGACGCGCCGACTATTAGTCCAATATTCCAAGAAATATCTTCTATTGGTATATCTACATCAAATTCTTTTCTAACCACTGAAAGTGAATAATCAAATTGACCTTTTACTTTTTCGACTCTAAAAGACGGGTTTATTTCAGTTTCTATTACAAACTTTGCACTTGGCATTTGTATCCCTTTGCTGTCAGTTCGTTGTATATTTTTTCTTGTTCTGTTTCATCTGAACAATTCACTACCAAGTTAAATATTTGCGAATAAGATTCTTCTTTCAACTCTGGAGCTATTTTTTCAAGTCCATCTATAATATTTGCCAATTCTTGGTCATTAAATCCAAGAATATTAAGGTCAAAATTTAATAAATCCAAATTATTTATTTCAACGGTCAACGCATCAAAGTCCCATCCAGCATTTAGCGCCAATTGGTTATCCGCAATAACGTATGCTTTCCGCTGGGCTTTTGTTAAGCCTTCTAGCGTTATTGTCGGAACAAAGTCAAGATTGAGCCTGATCGCCGCCTGCAATCTTCCGTGACCAGCTACAACTTCGTTTCCGTCGCCAAGCAAAATAGGATTAGTGAACCCAAATTCGTTGATCGACCTAACTATTTGATCAATTTGATCTGTACTGTGCGTTCGGCTGTTTCCAGAGTACGGCTCCAAATGTTTTGTTGGAACGTACTTTATCTTTAATTCCGACATTATTTTCCCCCAAATTTACCAATAGCAGCTCCCACAATTTTATCCATGTGGGGCGCTGCAAAATAGAATGCCAAGATTAGCATCATTGCTCCGGTCATTGAATCGGCGCGTTGCCCTATCGCCAAAGCTGATTGCGATACTTGACCCCGCAGTGATTCGTCCATCCATACCACTGCGACATCAAGCCCTGCTGATACAAGGTACATTAACAACCAGACTATAGTAATGATCAATGCGATCAATCGTCTTGCAATGTTCTGCCCTTGGCTGTTCTTGATCCAGTCAACGATCATTGATCTAGCCTCAGACCGCTCCTTGGCAGCGTCACCAGCCTTTTCTTCGTCAGTGTATACCAACGCATCGAAACCTTTTGTGATACCGCCTATTGCAGCGTCCATCACCTTCTCGCTCCCAAATAGTTGTCCAAGGATTCCCACTAAAACAATACGCCTTCTTTGATCGTGATTTCTTCGGTTATTTTATTGCTCATCATTAAATACAGGTTTTCAATCGCTTTTCGGCTGCTTGATATGCCTTGAAGCTGACCAAAAACACCCATACCAACAGCGAGGCAACCAATAACATCATGAGCAGTATTGCCTGCATGAATGAGAATATGACTGCGGTTAGGAACATTTTTAACTTCCCAAGTAGCTGGGCCAAACTTGGGCGAATTAACGCGACCAAGTTGATAAGTTCCTGTCGGAATGCAACTGATGTTCTGCTGATTATCAAGCCAAGGTTTTTCGACAGTGTAGAAAACATCTCCCTCATAAATAAGCCTCCCAATTGTTCGGTCTTTGAATACCCCAAATCTGATCAACTCAATCATTTTTTATTCCATAAGTCGAAAAGTGTTTTCACCTTATCTTTCAGTGTCTCGATTTCTGAGTGCATTTTGGCCAGCACTATGACCAAAGTGATGAAGCCAATCACCACAGGCCAGACGCCATTGATAAACTCTATCGCTGACATCTGGCCGACTCGTTAGAATGGTATATCGACACCAAAATCATCTTCTTGTTCCTGTCGTGCCGATTTTGACGGCTGATTTGATTGCTGGCCACGTTCGCCATTATCCTCAAACAATGACAGCCAGATTTCGCCCTTCTCATCAGGGATTGGGATTGATTCCAGCTTAACCCGAACCTTGCCCTGATCGTTCTCAAAGGCTATCCCGTGACGAATCCATACAGCCTTTTCACGGCCTGGAATCGTTTTTGCCTGCGTTACGTTATATTTTTTCATTTCCTTCCCCTAGTATTGACGCTTTTGCGTCGTTCAGTTTAACAATAAATTGGTTTAAATGCTTGGATAATTCTGTTATGTAATCATTGTCCCGCTCAACCCTGACAATCAATGGCCTAGCATCTGGGTGGTAGCTCATAAAATCCCAGTGATCCTGCTCACATACAAACATACAGCCTTGTACCTGCGGAATGTATTTTGTTGGACACTTCCCGTCAACCAGGTACTTCAGGTGAGTCTTCAGTGACGGGCATTTGATTTCAAGGTTCATTCGATCAGGCGAGCACCCAATGGTTCCTTCGTCATTCGTCACGAACCCTATCACCTCCATAGACCGGCCCTCCAGCATCTCATACGCAGATACAGCTATAGGCTCCATCTCGTGGCCCCATTCCGTTGCGGCATTGCTGAAAGACTCCCCAGGCTCATTGGAAACAATCTCAGCCAGCAGCGAGTACATATAATTCTCTGCGCTCGCGCTCGCCTTCCCTGTTGCCGTGTAGACCTCACCAAACCGCGAGGCTGTAGGCACTCCCATCCGCAGCCTGAACCACTCTGGGGTGCCTTGCTCGACATTGTGGATGATCACTCCTTTATTTCCAATGCGTT